ATAAAAGAAAAGTTATTGGTAATTTTGTTTTTGAAGTTTCACAAACAGATGCAAATACAATTAATACTTTTTTAAATGCACGTTTCGATGACCAAGAGGCTTTTGATTATACAATTTCTGGTGAATCTGCAGCAAGAAAATTTAAGTGTACAAGTAGGCGTGCATCAATACCATATTTAAATAGAGTTACTTTAAATTTAACTTTTGAAGAAGTTTTTGTTCCATAATGGCGATACCACATTCCGAATTACAAAAATTAAACCCAAATTCTATTATTGAATTATTTGAACTAGAACTTGTCGAGGGTTTACATTATGCAATTGGTAATCCAAGTAATGTGCCTACTATTTACCGTTTTCATGCTGGTGGAAATATAGATACTTATGCGAATATTGTTTGGCAAACAAATACTTATGAAAGGTTTCCAGTAGAAGCAAAAGGTTATGAATTTACAGGCAAAGGCCAAATACCAAGACCAACTTTAACTATGAGTAACTTAGGTGGTATTACAAGATTAGGTTCTGTGATTAGGGTTACAGATTTATTACTTTCAGTTAATTTAGTAACGGCACATAATGACTTGCTAGATGCCAAAGTAACAAGAAGAACACTAACGGCAGATGCTCTAGATGCAAGCAATTTTGCTGGTAATACTAATCCTTTTGGTACACCAAGTTCAAACGAATTTCCGCAAGAAATATATTTTATTGATAGAAAAATACAAGAGAATAGAAGTATTGTTTCTTTTGAATTAGTTAATAGGCTTGATATGGAAAACAAAACAGTGCCAGCAAGACAAGTTACAAGAAAAGATTTTGAAGGTGTTGGTACATTTATTAATTAATCATGAATGAATTATGTAAAAATCAAGCTATACAACACGCTAAAGAAGAAGCACCAAATGAATGTTGTGGTTTATTTTTAAAAACAGAAAAAGGTCTCGAATATTTCAGATGTAAAAATGTAGCTTATGAATTTGAAATGACTTCTTTTATTATTGATCCCTTAGACTTTGCTGATGGAGAGGACAAAGGAGAAATAGTAGGGATAGTCCATTCACACCCTCAAAATGTATTGGAATTTTCAGAAGAAGATATTGTAAGTTGTAATTCAGTTGAAATACCTTTTTACCTTGTTTGTCCAGATTTGGATAAAATGATTGTAATAGAGCCTAAAGAAGATGCTTAAAAAAATAAAAGTTTATGGATTTATAAAAAAATTTACAGGCCAAAGTGAATTTATGGCTGATGTAAATTCTCCTTATGAGGCATTTAGTTTTTTGTTTTGTAATTTTAAAGGTCTTGAACAGAAAATGGCTAAACAATTATTTTGTGTAAAAGTTGGAGACAAACCAATATCTGAAGATCTTTTAAATATCAGAACAGAACAAGATATAAAAATAATACCCTTAGTTCATGGTAATTTTTTTACTCTTCTTTTAGGTATAGGTTTGAAATATGCAGCTAAAGAATATATAAAAAGAGAAATTATAAGAAACATAGTAACGTATATTGCCGTAAGCATGATTACTCAGGGTGTAAATGAAATACTTTCACCACAACAAGACACAAGAAGTAGAGACTCACAACAAGATCCATTAGACCCCTCTGCACTAGCAAGTAATTATTCATTTACAGGTCTGACAAATATTAGTCAAGCTGGTATTCCAGTTAACTTGGCTTATGGAGAAATTTTAGTTGGTTCTATTGTCGTATCAAATGGAATTGATACAGTTCAAGTGGAGGGTACAAACTAATGAGTATAAAAGAATTTGACCAAAGTACAACCTTTTCAAATCCAGATTTACCTAGTGGTGCATTATCTTCCAAGCAGTTTAATACGATAGTAGAGTTACTGTCTGAGGGAGAAATAGAAGGCAGTGCAACAGCATCAAAGAATGGAATCACAGATAAAACATCAACAGCTTATATTAATAGTTTCAAAAAAGATATTTTTTTAAATAAAACACCGATTCTTCAAGCTGCTGCAAGTGTAACTTCACCTCAAGATAGTGATTTTAATTTTAAAGATGTTGGTCTTGATTTTAGGGATGGCACTGCCAATCAAACTTTTATTTCTGGTATTAAAAATATTGAAACAGAAGTTGGTATTGGAACAGAGGTTAAAACTACAAATCCCGTTACACATACAGTA